CGTTAAAACCTCGGTCCGTGCTATTAGTTCAGATCTCCACTTAGATACATTGCGCCATTCAATAGGAACGCGCTTATTTAGGCGCTCCATAGTTTCAAAGATGCTTAGACCCTCGTCTAAACTTTCGGCTATGATCCGTTGAATTATCCGCTTTGCCGCTACTTGGCTGCTGCCTATAATCGAAGTTATATAAGTGGCCGCCTCGGTATCTACATACTCTAACATCTGAGCAGTCCAGATATATTGAAAGTCCTCTAAGGTCATTTCCTTAGAGCTGTCTGCCTCTCGCTTAATCTGATTGTAGGAACCGGTCGCAAAGTCTACCCCTACTTCCTGGTATAAATCAACAAACGCCGCTTTTAGATCGTCCCTACGGACCAGGGTAGTAACAGCGCTTAGAACCGCCTGCGGGTCAGTAGCTAACTTCAGATACTCTAAGAGGTTCCCTATTTGATCGTTTAGCGCCTTGTTAAAGACCTTGTTATACTTGCGGACATATCGCCCCCGCTTGCGGTCGTTACGGGTCCAGTACTTGGCCCCTTCGCGTTTAGTCATTCGGCAAGGTATCGCCGTTTATCTGCTCGGCTATTTGTGGGGCATCTAACCCACTTAAGCTAATAGGAACACGGCCAGCCGGCATATATATTTCGTCCATCATCGGGTCCGCTTCTCTTTCGTAACCCATTTTTTCGCGGGCCTCGTTAGGTGTCAGCCAGTAAGAGACATTAAGCCAGTTGGCCAGTTCCTGCATATCCGGCTGAAGCTCGTTTATATTGCTTTGGTCTACTTTAAAATAGACGTCTCGCCCTTTGAGGTCTGGGTACTTCGGTAAGAGCTTACGGGACAGTTTGCCGTAGATGCGGTCAGCCATAGGCAGCACGGCGTCTGTATACATCTGCTTCCGCGCTTCCTTTAAGTTGGTGTAGGTCTTGCCTATCTCGCTATTAAATAGCTGGCTCGGCACATGGTACACGTTGCAGACATCTACTAACGTCATCTTAAGCGTGTCCATAATAGCCAGGTCCACGGCTGACAGACCGAAGTTTATGTAACCCAAGTTACCCGAAGTTACGGCTATGGTCCCGCTGTTCTTCGTGCCGCTCATCTTGCGGAACTTGGCTTCAAGGTTCCTTTGCTGTACCTCGGTTAAAGTATCGGTTATTCCCTCCATACCCTTGTCATACAATACGCCCGGAGGTCCTAAGTTTTCCAAGCCCTTTTTATTGGCCTCGTAACCGCTGTTCCCGGTTTCAATACTACGCCAAGCCGAACGGATCGGACTCATGCCGTACCGCTCTTGCCCATCGCCGTAAATGTATTGGGCGTTCTTGAAATGTATGATTTCGTCAGTAGTGAACTCGGCGCCCTCTACATTACCCCAAAGGCTCATAGTATAACCGGCTACGGGTGTCCCCATATCGCCCCCTACTACGTCCATGAATTGAGAAGGCAGCACGTACATATTTATAGGCCGCCCCGCGTTAGGTCCATCGGCCGGAGAAGTGCAGTAGTCGTAAGCGTTTCCAGTAATAAGTAGATAGCCGGCCAGCTGCTCTATAAAATCGAACTTGCTTTGCTCTTCGTTGGGTTCGTATATCAGGTTTAAAGCCGGGTGATCTAATTCTACTTGCTCCCCTTGTATGTTCTCGATTAACTTAACATCCAGCGCGGCGGTCTTTTGGGCTATCGCACTAACTACGGCGAATACATCTGGGTTTCTTGCATACCCTTGTTCTACGTAGTTCTGTACGTTATCATCGTTCCAAATTGGCCCCCTGCCCAGGTAGGAAAGTGCGGCAAAATACTTGTTAGTGATTCTTTCGGCCTCTTCAATTTGTTGAAGGGTTCGCGCTGGTGCGAATCCAATAGCCTTCTGTAGCCGTTGTAAAAAGGTCATATATATACTTCCCTGGGTTTAACGCTGTTTGCGTATAGTATCGCGTCCATCGAATGGTCGAAAGCATCTATAGGCCGCTCTGGACTACGGGGCTTGCCGTCCTTATCCATTTCCCAAGCGTACCAGGTTACTTCTTCCCAAATGTTGCGGCTATTCGCAGTTACAAAGATACTTAACCTCTTAAGGTCTAAAATCGCATGGCGTTTGTAGTCTTTAGACTTCTTTACGCCTATGGCTTTAAAGCCGTAGCGCTTAAGCTCGGTAATACTTCGTGGCTCTGCTGAATCGCATATAAGGGTGTCGCCTCCGTCTATTCCCGCCTTTCGCATCCGGTCGGCTAATAGGTCCAGGGTTAAGCCCTTCTCGTATACTATCTCTTCCACGTATCGGCGGTCGTTCTTACGACCCAGCTTGACTACGCACGTAGGGTCATTAGTAAACCCAAAGTCTACGCCGTAGGTAATGGAGCTGCACTCTGCCCAGTCTATTTCTTGGACCTTCTGCCAGGTAGTGTATATCTGTCCCTTCCTTCCTGCTGACCTTTTGCCCTCGCCGTATACCTTCCAATAGTCCGGGTCTACGTCCTTAAATCTTTCTATTTCGGCTATGACCACATCCGAAAGGTGCGGATTATCCTTATAGGTAGTTATAAGCGTCTCGCTGTCTTTCCGCGTCTGTACCTCGTCATATATCCAGTGCATAGGATCGGACGGGTTAAAGTCTATAACCGCGCAGGCCGTGGTCCTAAATAGCATTTGGTTCCAGCCTTCCAGGGTTATCTCATTGCACTCGTTTATAAAGAGTAGATCTCTTTTACGCCCTCGGACCTTCTGCGGCTGGTCCAATGAAATAAACTCTATTAGATTCCCTTCAAGTAAATAGGTACTCTCGGTCTTGTTATGGTTCTCTACCCGGTAAGCGTCAAAGCTGTTTAGTATGTCTATGAAGTCCCTCAGTACAGACCCACGTATAGCCGGATAGGTTGCCCTGGCTATAGTTATGACCATGCCCGCGTTAGGGTACTTGTAACAAAGCTCTATAAGAAACTGTATAGCGCTGAAGGTCTTACCCGATCGCGTACCACCTTGCAGAACCAGTATACGCTTGCTTAGGTAGTTGTCCCGTAAAAACTTAAGGTTAGGGTTTACTTTCATTATCCAGCATCCACGGCGGTACTATCTTTTCTAATTGCTGTACGTCTGCCTGCACCTTAACGTCTGGCCGTCCAAAGAGACGGTCGAATACTTCTTTTTGCGCTTTTATATCGCCTTCTTCAGCAGCCTCTAATACCTTAAGCCAAATAGCCCGTAGCTGTTCGTCTGTTACGTTCTCCCTAAAGAAGTTCCTATAAGGGTTCTTCCGCCTATCTACCCCTTTCGCCTTTGTGCTGTGTCCCGCCATAATAGATTGTAACTATTATACAAAATTAGGCGTAGTCTTCTACTATCTCTAAAAGCTTCGGTATACGCGCCGCCCATCTATGATACTCATACGTATAGTCCGCTACTTGTTTAGGGTTCGGCATTTCCTCGGTCCAGTGGCCTGGGTAGCCTATAAAACTTAAAGGGTGTTCCGCTGTTATGTCGGTTTCTCCCATCTGGCAAATAATAGCCCCGCACGCCTGCGCCCTTATTACCCTATCGGAATAGAATAACGGCCGGTCGAAGTGGTCCAAATTCAACGCCCAGCGGTTTGTATTGTATATGATTCGCTCGGTCTTTGGTGTGGTCCTTCCGTTCTTGTTCTTTGGCCAATTACCCCCAAACACTCTTAGGCCCTTGTCCATGTACTTAAATACTACCTCTTCGCGTCTTGCACTCTCTGGGAACCGGTTTCTGTAATTGTTACCCAAGAATACTACCCCCTCGGTCCTTCGCTCCCTTCCGTCCAAGTAGTATACATCAGGATCGTACCCTATTTGCAAGTAGTCGGCCGGTAGTCCTTTCTCTTTGAACTTGTCTATGTCGGTGCCATTGGTAAACAGCGTTACGTTAAAGGCGTCCCCCAGTTCCAAATACCAGTCTATGTTTTCCCTTACATCGCCGGTCCAGTTGATGACTACGCAGCCCATTTCTCTAAGGCTCTCTACTAACCGGGCTTCTACTATGCCGGGCGTCTGTATCTGCATGAAGACAACATCGGGTAGAAAGCTCTGGGCTTCCTTTAGGACCATCTTAGTAAGGTAGATCAGTTGGGCGCTCGGTATCTCCCGCCAGTTTATCCGGTGGACGTCATGGCCTAACCCTCTCAGGGCTTTGTCTATCTCTGGCCCTCCAAGGCCTACGTGTAATACTCTCATAGCTGTATTGGTCTTAAAAGTTTGTACGGTGCGGGTATCTTTTCCTTTTCCCGGTCGTACGTTCTGAATTTACTTTCGTGTTTATGGTAGGTCTTAATGGATAGGCAGGGGTTTGTTATCGCATAACCTGCCTCCCAAATTTCGTACGCTATCCGGTTATCGCATCCAGCCACACCCAGGCGGAAGTCTATTGGCTGCTTTAGTAGTGTTTGCTTTACAGACCCTTTGAATATCCAAACGTCTTGCGACCACCAAGGCCGGCCCCATAGTTTACCCCTCTCGTATCTCGTTAGTGCGTAGCAGTCGTTAGGCTGCATCTTATCGCAGAGCTTTATACTGTCATCGAAGTATATATCTGAATTGGCTACTATGTTAATAGCGTCCTCAGAGCAAAGAATAAAGAGGTCCCTATACGTTGGTCGGCCCTTGGGCATTATTACCGTATCGAACCGCTCCCGGTTTAGGCGTTCGCAGTACCGCAGCTCTTCGTTTCGTCTCGGCTCTGGGGCTTCCCAATAGGGTGTGATTAGTTGGTATTTCATATCACTCTAAGACGTTTACAGCCCTTCAGATAGTACCCGCCCTCAAACAGCTGGGCTATAATCT